CGATGGTCCGCACGACACCTGCCGGAGCCTGGACGTGGGCGTGAACGTGATGCCACTCCACCGTGGCCGTCAGAGCTGTGTCGAAGACATCAGCAGCGTCCCGACCCGTGCAGCCGAAGAATGCCTCCGTGTTGTTCGTGCCCCCGGAGAAGGCCGTGAACGCGACACTTGGGGTCTGCACCACGTCGTCGATGAGCAGGGTGACGGTGTCCGCTACCCGGTTGGCGAGGAGCCGGAACGTGTGGGCCTCCCCCGTCCAGTCGAAGGTGTACTCCCCGATGGGCACACCAGTAGCCGTCCGCAGCCGGACCACCTCGCTGCCGACAGCTCCAGCCAGCTCGACCCGGATGTACGCGAAGACCGCCCCGGCCCCCTGCACCTGACCGCCGAAGACGATGCCGGAGTCACCGTTGGCGTTGGTCGTCCGGGCCTTGACCTCCAGCCGTGCCTCGAAGACCCGCCCCTCATCTGCATCGACGATGCTGGGGTCGGTGGCGTCGAACACTAGGTTGTTGGTCCATCGGCCCCGCTGGGTGGCGTTCTGCACCACCACCATCTGAGCGCCTTCGTGCGTCCCCACCACGGTCGCACCTGACTCGACCGCCCACCCCATCTCGGAGGGCGGGAAGAGCCCGGTGTGGCTCACCTGCGGCAGCGACACCAGGCCCCGGTAGGCCGTGGGGTCAGCAGACAGGTTCTCCAGCACCATGAGGCTGCGGATGACGGTCTGTCGCTGCGTGTCGTCTAGGAGCAGCTCTGCCCCACCCGCCCCGATGGTGGTCGAGTCGAGCTGGATGCCTGCCCGGTAGTCGAAGATGGCGTCCGGGGTGAAGAATGGCTCCACCCGGACGTAGCCGTAGTTCAGGTCGTAGACGCTGCTCGCCGACGTGGCCTTGAGCAGCAAGGTGTCCACGTTCGGCAGGATCTCTGCCGTCCCGAACGTCTGCAACGGCCACCACTGACCGCCTCCGGCCGCCGGGTTGTCCTCGGGGAGATCGGACATCTCCGTGTTGTTGACGACCGCGTGGCCCTGAATGAACACCTGGTCGGGTACGAGGCCGTAGCGCATGAAGGACCAGGTGGCCCTGCTCGCCGCCTGCCTGCTCAACGACCCCCAGAAGACCTGGCCGACGATCTCCTCCGGGAGCAGGAGCGATGTCTGAGCTGCCACGGGGACCGGAGGCACGTTGCCGTCGATGCGGGTGACCACCCCCCGCGTCTCCCCGGAGATCCGCAGCTCTGCGACCTGCTGGTCCGTGTCGAGGTCGAGCCGATAGGTGAACGGCTTGAGGCTCGCCCGCGTCTCGAATACGACCTCCGTGTACTTGTTTCCGTAGATGTCCCAGGGCGACGGAAGTTCGGGCGTGAAATCCACGGTGGTTGTGCCGTCGCTCTGAGCCACAACGCTCGTCGCCGTGTAGACCCCGACCTGTGTGCCCGTGAGCCGCTGGAACTTCGACCCGACCTTGAACCCCGTGGGGACCTGCGAGGACGGGAAGACCCCTCGACTCTGCGAGGAGGCCGTCAGGATGGACTTCGGCCCGATGGCCCAGGACTCCCATTCGTGGATGCGCTTCGGGTTGAGCAGCAGGCCGACGTGCTCGACACCGTTGATCAGGAGCACCCCGCAGAAGTACAGGTGCCGGTTGTCGTGGATGCCGAACCCGACCCCCGTGAACACACCATCAGCCGTGGGGACCGTCACCAGCCCGGTCGGAGCCGGGGAAGGGGCGACGTGGTCCGTGTCGAACAAGGCCGTAGCTGCCGTCTGGAAGCGGGCCACCAGGTTGATGCTCGACGGGTATGTGAGATCCAGGCCCCGGTGGTAGACCGTTGCCGTCTCGGTCGGCCCTGCATCCCCCACGATGGGGTCGATGATCGTGTAGGTCCCAAGGTCGATCCCGGCGTCGGCATCGTGGTCCACCGCCCCGTAGTCAGCTCCATCCAGAGCCCACGCAGGAGCGGCGTCTACGGGCTTCACGAGCCCTTCGTAGGCCACACTGACCCCTGCTACCTCCCGCTCGAAGCCGGGCACGGAGACGCGCCCTGGGGCCTGGTTGAGCAGCAGGGTGGTCGGGCTGTTGGTCAGAGCTGAGTACGCCCGCTCGAACCCCATGTAGCGGTGGCCGATGTAGAGCGGTTCGCTCCGGCTCATCGGCCCGAGGACCACGCTCATCGGGAAGCGGTGGATGTCCACGGCTCCCTTGGGCTCGCCGGGATTCGCCATGAAGTCGGGCTGTCCCGGAAGAACCTGGACCTGATCGCCGTGGGCTGCCGGGTCGTGGTGGCCTCTGCGGGCGCAGTCGAACTTGTTGAGCACCAGGCCGAGGGTGTTCAACCCGGCCAGCTCCATGACGGGGCTCTTGAACCACTTGTAGTCCACCGCCACGCTGCTCTGCGGGTCGCCTAGCGGGAGGAGCGGCACCGGGACCGCCATGACGATGCCGCCGATGTAGGGGTTCACCTCGGCTACCGAGACCGCCGTGCCGTTGATGACCACAGCGACATCAGCTTCGGTCGCTGGGGTCGCGTCACCCCAGCCCTTGACCAGCGGGCCTCGCTGCGTCAGCAGTCGGTCACGGGTCAGTACGTCGGAGCCAAGGAACTGACCGATCTGGCCGTGCAGGAAGTTCCAAGCAGACGAGAAGACCGTCGTGGAGCTGGTGAGGATGACGCTGTGGAGCCGCACCCCGCTGATGTCCCATCCGCCACCGTAGAAGCCGAAGCGGATGGCCGCCTGGGAATCTGCCGGGCCGTCCACGTTCGCAATCGCAGTGGAGGTGAGCGGCTGCTCGTCTAGCAAGAAGGTGACGATGCCCGCCTGCATGTTCCGCACAAAGGAGATCGTGTGAACCGCGTCCGACCAGGTGGCATCCACCGTCATGTCGAAGGTGCCCGACTGCATTCGGATCTGCTCGACCCCGGTGATGCTCTGCTGGAGAGTGATGTAAACGGCGATGCCGTTGCCTGGCACACCGTCCTGGATCGCAATGCCGCAGATCTCCGGGGCCGGGAACATGGAGATCGGCGGGTCGAAGGCCGCGTTGCTGAAGTCGAAGGTGCAGTCACCTCGCAGGGTCGATGTCAGCGGGGTGATGGTGCCGCTGGTGTCCCGCCACTCTCGGCCAAATGAGCCCGCATTCTTCGGCCTTGACCAGACCAGGTAGCCCGCCGACTCCGTGATGGTCCCGGCCCCTTGCTCGTAGATGGTGCAGTTGCGGAGCCCCAGCGTCGTGTCGAAGGCGAAGGCGAACGCCTCGCTGACCGTCAGGTCGTAGTTCAACGAGGTCATGCCCTTGACCCCGAGCCGAACCTGGGTCGGACTGACCACGACGATGCTCGTCGGCACCAGGTCGATGGGGTAGGGGTTGCTGGCGGCTACCGCGAAGTCGTAGCTGCCCATGGCCGGGAAGCCACCCGCATTCTGCAACATCGGGTGGCTGAAGGTGACCAGCAGCTCGTTGCCCGCATCCGGGGCCGGGAGGCTGACCGTGAAGGTCGGGGGCTCACCCTTCGCCAGGAACGGGGCGTCAGCGTCGATGATCGGGTTGCCAGCGATGTCGGTCAGGCCCGTGGCGTGGGCCTTGTACATCCCGCCCTGGGTCGTCCCTGTGTGGGTGATGACGACGGAGGTTGCCCCCACGATGGTGTCACCAGCCGCCAGATTGAGTGACCCCAGCTTCTCGATGTGAACCGAGAGCACCGTCGCGGGAGCTGCCCCTGTGATGGGCTCCAGCGTGTAGCTGGTCGGGTCGGTCAACGCGGGGTTGGTGGTGTCCACCTCCTCGCTGAAGAAGATCTCGATGGTGAACCCGTCGAGCGAGATGGCCGATGAGATGTAGGGGGGCGTGACCTCTGTGCTGCCGTAGCCGCCCAGGCCGTAGGGGTCACCACCGTAGCCGCCGCTGATGTTGACCTTGGGACGGCTGAACCACCGGGAGCCGTAGGAGCCCAGGCCGTAGGGGCTGCCGTTGTCCGGGAGATCGCCCGCCGACAAGAAGCCGACACCGCCGTAGCCGCCTCCGACCGGGTGCGGAGGAGCTACGTCAACCGACTCCCCTGGGAGCGGGAACGGACCGAACCCAAAGGGGCTCAGTGCGTAGCTGTCCTCGGGGTTCGTTGGCGGCGTGAAAGCCATTCGTCACCGTACCCCTGCCTAGATGAGCGACCAGTTGCCCGCACTGTTCTTGTAGAGCGTCACGGCCGCGAAGTTGGTCGTGAGATTCAACGCGGCGGCCCCGTCGAACAGTGCCCCGCCGAAGTCCGTGATGTGAACCCTCTGCCCAATCGGGGCGGGGAAGGCGCTGGCGATGCCGTTCTCGTCCTTGATGACGACTTTGACCCCCGTGGGGTAGGCCGCTGTCAAGATGATGTCGATGTCCTGCGTAGCGATGAGCTGTGCCCCGAGAATCAGGTGCTCAGTGGTCGTGCTGAACGGGGACATCCCGGCCGTGATGAACTTGTAGCCGGAGTCCATCACTCCGATGATGGCTCCGGTGACCTCCAGGTCACCGTCCACCCGCAGACGACCGTTCTGGGGCACGTCCACAGAGACCAGATCGCCGTAGGCCCCTGGCGTGAATGTCGCCGATGTCGGGAGGAAGTCACCGAGGTTGACGTTCACCCCGCTGCCGTCGTCTCCGAGGCACACGATGTCGTTGGCCGGGCTGGGGGCCATCACAAGCGCGATGGTGCCCGGAGGACCCACTGTCGCGATGAACGCCCTGGCCGTTGCGTTGAACACAGCGATGGCTGCCGCGATGTTGGCCTCTGCACCCGTGAAGGTGAAGAACTCCACGCCGTTCGGCGTGCCGATAGCGATGTTCCCGCCTACGCCTCCGATCCAGGGGCCACCCGCCACAAGCACCGTAGGGGTGCCGTTGGTGCCTGCGAACCAGACCTTGCCGAACCCAGCCGCCCCGAACAGGTCACCAGGAGCGAGCCAGATGTCGCCTGTGCTCCCACCCACATTGACGTTCCCACCGCCGTTGATGTGGACATGGCCCGGGTTGTCGGGGCTGGCGGGGTCGCCGATGCTGCCTGCGGCGATGTAGATGTTCCCGAGCTGACCCGTGTTCGAGTTCAGCCCCGAAAGCGTGCGGAGGTGGAGGTGGTAGGGCGACAACGTCGGGAGTGCCGGAGCTGTCGCTGAGTCCGCACGGATGACGGCACCGGGGAAGCCCCGGTCGCCACCGTTGACACCAGTGGTCCATACGGCCCGCCCGAGAGCGATGACGGGGCCGACGCCCATCATGTTCGGGTTGAGGCTGATCTCAGAGTGCCCGACCAGACCCAGAGGGGTGGTGCCCGGCCCACCGATGAGGCCGCCGATGTCCACGACGCCTTCGGTCTGAAGCCCGCCGTCCTTACGCTCGTTGTCGAGAGCGAACGGGGCGACACCCCCGGTGATCTGGACCGCACCACCGTTGGCGATGATGGTCCGGCCGAGCCCGGTGCCCAGCGTGGGCGGGTTGAGGGTCGCCAGGCCGGAGTAGGCCGAGTGCAGCGAGTAGAAGGGGCTCCCGACGATGGGGAAGACCGCCTGCACCAGGATGTCGATGGCCTCCTGGACGTTCGACTTCGGGAGCTGGTTGGGGCCGGGGATGGTTGCGGCCCCACCCGGTCCCTTCAGGGGGTCAGCGTGGGCGGGCTCGTACCTCACCGTCTCCGAATCGAAGATGGCGACGTAGCCGTCCGGCATGTCGCCAGGAGCATCCGGGAAGACGATGTGGGGGACACCGGCACCCACACCCAGCACGTTGCTGGTGCCCGCCCCGATGAGCTGGGTGTTCCCCACGGCAGCCGCCGTCTCGAAGGAGACCACACCCATCAGAGTGCATCCGCTGACCCCGACGATGACATCCCCAGGCTTGCTGCCAGGTCCGGCCCCGAAGGCACTCACGTCAATGGCGGGGTTCCCGCCACCGAAGGGGTCAACCACGCTGTCCTGGAAGGACTGGTGGGATGCGTACCCGATGTACGGGGCAACAGCGCCCAGCTCCGTCTGACGGAGAGCGTAGAACTCGCAGACCTCGTAGAGCGACTCGTTGACGAGCACGCCCTGACACTGGGGGGCGACCACCTGGCTGTGATCGAGGTAGCAGGAGCCACCCGTCGCATCGAACCGCAGAGCGACCCGGTCCGCCGTGGTGGCCTGCGTCATCACATAGCTGTCCTCCAGCCGGAGGCCGGGGGCGTGAGCCGGATTGGAGACGACGCAGCGGAGAGCCTCGCCCTGATTGACGGCATCACCGAACGAAATGACGATGCAGTTGGAGAGCTTCATCGCCCCGCCCAACTGCTCCAGGAGCGGCAGGGTCGTGTTCGACATCTCGATCAGGACGAGGTTCAGGAGGTAGCACTCCGCGTTCTCGCCATTCTGGAGCGGGTTGAACCTGTGGGTACCAGTCCCGGCAACGTGGGCCGGACGAATGCTGACCCCGCCCTTCAGGGTGTTGAACCCGGCCGCGCCCTGGTCGATGTCAATGAAGGTGTCGGTGTCCCCGACGATGTGGACGAAGGACGTGAGGTTCAGGTCCTCCTGATACAGACCCTCGCGAACCACGATGACGTAAGGCTGCTCCTGGCTCAGAGCCGCCTCGCCGCGAGCTGTCGCAGCAGCCGCGTAGGCGATGGCTGAGTTGATGGACGAGAAGTCGCCGTGGGCCATCGCCCGCAGCTTCATGCCCGTCGCTTCCGGCCGGGCCGTGTCCGGCCCGGGGAGGGAGAGCACGTTGTCGTAGTCGTCCTGGTCTTCGGTGAAGTCCCGACCACGGTTGCTGTCCACGAACAGGATGCGGCCAGAGTGCGAGAGCCGTCGCAGAAGCAGCCCGATGCGCTGCATGTTCGCGTTCTGGTCGTTCGCCCAGCCCTCTGGGGTCGCATCGACCGGGATGACGCCGTTCTCGTCCCGTCGTTCGCCAGCCGCGATGAGCTTGAGCGAGCCGAAGAGGGTCAGCACCCGAGCCCGGACGAACTGCGATGACTCTGTCGGGAGCCCGGCGTCCACGGTCAGGCGGATGAGGTAGGTGCCCTCGAAGTCCACGTTGAACTTCGCGGTCTTGCTGGTGCTGCCCTCTGGCGGCAGCAGGGACGACGCGGAGTCGGTGCCGTCGAACGGGGTGCCCGGAACCGTCGTGCCAGGCGAGTCCGATGCGAAGGCGAGCGTCCAGGAGTACGTGGTGCCCGCCTGCACCGAGTTCAACGTGACCTGGTAGCCCAGCCGGAGATCATCCCGGCTGTTCTGCTGTGTGGAACCTGCGACGACCGCTCCACCAGGAGACTCGTACAGGGTGCTTTCGATTACCGCAGGCATTCGATCCTCCGTTGGAGCACGAGGCCCTCACCTTCTCCTGCCGTATAGGCTGATTCTTGGCAGCTACAGGACGAAGTAGATGGAAGCATCTTCCCCCGTCACCGCATGGGGCTCCTGCACACCGAGACGGTCTACCGTCACCGTGTAGCTCTGACCCGATGTCGCTTGCTTCATTCGTCGTTCGATTCGCAGGAGGCTCGAAGCCACCTGTACCCGTGTCCCTGGCCCAGGAGCCTCGCCCACGGGACCTCCGAAGTTCCCCAGCACAGCCTTGAGCCGGTACGTCCCTGCGTTCGGCCCCTCCGTGAACGTCAAGGTCGCGCCCTTGGCCGCCAGGCTCCAGTCCTGAGCTGTGTCCTCGACCACGTTCCCGACCACCGTGGCGGTGCCTGAGAGGCCACCAGAGGTCGTGTAGGCCCTCGCGGTGGTGTCCGTGCCTACCGGGAAGGTCAGTACGTCCTTGACCCGGTAGCGGCCGATGTGGCGGCGGTCTGTGGACGCCACCGTGCCTTCGGTCCCGCCTGCGTGGATACTGTTCGGCCCGGTCGTGACCACCAGGTCAGCTCCGGCCTTGATCTGGTCGAACTCGCGGGATGAATCGCTGAAGAGCGTCCGGTCAGCCCAGGTGATGCCAGTGGTCCCGGTCACATTCTTCGCCCCGCAGCAGAAGCGGCGGAAGTCGGCGTAGTAGTAGCTCGACAGATCCCATGACACGGAGCCGTCGAACATGGCTCCGAATGCCTCTGTGAAGAGGTGCCGGTACTCGTAGAGGGTGTGGGCAGGCTTCAAAGCCCGCATGACGATGCGGACGTTCTCCGAGAGGACGAAGGGCTCTTCGGGGAACCGCTGGAGCCCCGTGGTCGGATCGACGTGGGTGACGTTGATCTCGAACTCGAACTGGTCGTCCAGGCCCCACGCGGAGCCGGGCACCACGTCGTAGGAGCCCGTGGCCTCGTTGAAGACCCTCTTCTTGGTGTCCCGGGCCGCGATGACCTTCTCGATGACCGCGAACGTCGCGTCCGAGAGCAGCTCCAGGCCACTCTCTACCGTGTCCTTGGTGGCTCCCTGGAGCAGCAGGAGCACCATCCGCTTCAGGAACTCGCGGTAGGTCAGGTCGCCCTTGAGCGTGGGGTAGCCGTCGCTCGACGCATCGGGGAAGACGAGGGAGCCGAGGAGCTGGAACAGGAACTCGCCGCGCATGAAGTCGTAGTCGGAGTCGCTGAAGGCCTCCTGCGCGGTGATCTGGAAGTCGGCGATGGCCTCTGCGGCTGCCTGGAACTGGACGGTGTAGAACGGCCCCTGCACCTGCGCGACGTAGTTCGACGGGAGCACCTGCATGAAGACAGACATGATGCTGTCCACCTGCTCGCGTCGCGTCGTGATCCGGTCCTGGCCCGACCCGCCCACGGGAGCAGGGTTCTGCTCCAGCAGCGTCGGCAGCAGGGTCGGGGTAGTCGGCTTGTCCGCCATCAGGTCCGCTCGTCGTAGACGAAGTTGAGGTCACCGATGACCAGGTACTCGATGGGGCCGGGCTCGATGTTCTTGACCCCGGTGTCGCCGTTGACCACGTAGGTCACCGTGTAGTCGTGCTGCTTCGGGCTGTCCGGGATGTCGCCACCAGGCACGAAGCTCGCCAGCACCCGGTTCGCCGTCAGGGCCTTGCGGATGCGGAGGATCTCGGCGGCCTTCTCGTCGGGGTTGGTCGGCAGGACGTTGTCGGCCGTGATGGTCGTGTCGTCGCTGATGCCGGGGATGTTGAGCCCGTCCTTGCCGATGATGAAGCTGCCGCCTGTGGAGCCCCGGAGCGGGAAGCCGTTGACGTTCGGGGCCGTCTCGTGGTGGATGAGCCGAACTTCGTCCTGGAAAACACCCCTGAACTCCTTGACCAGCCCACCTGCGTTTGAAGTTGCCGCGTCCAGAGCGTTGACGAGGAGGTAGACGGAGACGGTGGGAGATGACCATGTCGTCACCAGCGTCGCGTCGGTGTCCGTATCGGTGGTGACCACCTCGCGGACGATCTGGGCTCCGTCGCCCCGGACCATGAGCGTCAAGGGGGTGATGACGTAGCTCACCCCGACGACGGCATCAATCGCGCGAATCACGTCGGACTGCCGGACGGCCGTGCCCAGGCCGAAGGTGTTGAACAGGCGAGCCAGGGCTGTACGAACGAGCCCGTCCACCACGTTGGCGTCCGTGTTCGCCAGCAGGACGATGGTGGCGGTGAAGTTCACCGGGACATCGACCGCCCACTTGGCGATGGCGTCCGCCGTGATGTGGGAGTCGTTGTCGATGTTCTCCTGGACGACACGGACGACCGCGTTGCTCAGATACTCGATGACGAAGTTCTCGTCGTGCGAGTAGGCCACCAGCACCGACTGACCCTCAACGATGCGGCTGCCGTCCGTGAGCTGGAGGCCGAGCGGAGTCGTCTCATCCCCGTCGATGATGGTGAAGTCCCGGGTCGCCGTGGAAAGCGGGCCGTTGTACTCGATGGTCCGCTCGGTGTTCCACACCCGAACCGTCAAGAAGTTGGCACCCAGGTTGCCCAGGTACTCGATGCCGTCGAGCATCGTGTGGGCCTCGCCGGGCACCGTGATCGGCGTGGATGAGGGGATGGTGGCCCCGGATGTCAGGGGCTCCGTGACCTGCACGTAGTCGCCTGCGTTCGTGGAGCGGCCCAGCTCCAGCGGGTCAGACGCCCGGAAGAGGTCGTAGACGCCCTCGACCAGTGCTCCGGTCTGCGCACCGACGAAGCTGGTCACCGAGATGACGGGCTGGCGGGTCATCACGAACTTGTCGGACGTGCGGTAGCGGTAGCTGCCCTGGTACACGTCGTCGAGGTCGTGGATCGTGGGGTCGTTGAGGGTCGTGTCGAGCTGGATCTCATCGAACGAGGCGTAGACCACGTTGGTCAGGTCGAAGACCTGGCTCTTGCTGGCGTTCTCGAACACCAGATCGATGCTGGGCAGGTCCAGCATCTCGATGAGCGGGTTTTCTTCGGAGAGGGCCGGGTCCACCGCCCTGAAGCGAAGAGTCGCCAGGTCGCCGACCGGCTCGAACTGCTGGGCCTGACGAGTCTGGAAGCCGAAGGCGAACGAGTCCGTGACCTTGGCCTCTGAGCTGCCCCGCAAGTAGATGTCCACCTTGCCGCCGACGTGGCGTCCGGCATCCGTGCGGTCCCTCATCATCAGGGGGTTGCCTGCCTCGATGACGCTCACCTGCTCGACGCCGGGCGTCTTGATGGCGGTGTCCACGTACCCCATGCGGGTGCCGGAATCCACGGAGGCGATGACCCGCATGGCTTCGAGGGCGAGGTCGCGGTTCGACTGCCTGTCGGTGCCGCCGAAGGTCCGGGACTCGTTGGTCACCTGGACGTTCAACGTGTTGTTGGAGATGACCGAGACCTGCCCCTCGGACAAGTTGCCCGCCGACCCAGCCACGTCCGCCTGGATGAAGGCCCGGCCGAAGTAGCGGCCCGTGGACGGATTGAAGTTCCGGGAGGCTCCCGTGGACGAGATGACCGCCGTGGATGTGGTGCGGAAGTTCACCCCGCCGCCGATGCAGATGGTCCCGATGGTCTTCGTGATGGAGGTCGTGGGCCGGTTGGTCACGAAGAATGTGACCTCGCCTCTGGCTCGCTTGCCGCCGTCCCGGATGACGCCGTAGTTGCTGGCGAGCTTGTCGAAGGCGTTGTCGATGATCGTCTGGACCTGTGCGTCCGAGGTCAGGAAGAACGCCTCCCGCAAGGCCGTCTTGTACGACGACTGCGCGACGGGGATCGACGTGCCTGTGAAGCCGGGGTCGTCGATGAGCAGCAACGTCGGGAAGCTCATCGCGTTGTGCAAGAAGTCCACGATGAACCGGACACGATCCGTCTCGGTCGTGAAGGGGTCGATGAACGTGTCCCGCAGAGCTGAGCCCGGGTCCACCCGAACCTGCGGCTGGCTCCGGTAGATGGAGAGGACCGCCCCTCTGACCATCTGCTGACGGGTCACCTGCGGGAATGAGCCCACGGTCGGGGTGATGCGCAGGGGAGCCCCCAGCACCTCCGGGCTGAAGAAGCTCTCGACCTCCTCGCCGTTGATGATGTGGATGGCCGTGGCGACGTAGTAGAGCGGGTCGGTCTCCGGCACCGTGGCCAGGTCAGCGTGTGGGAGGGCCGGGTTGGCGCTCTCCAGCGATGCCTGACGGTCGTGCTCGAAGCTGTACTGCTGCGTCTCCCGCACCGTCTGGATGGTCGTCGCGATGCGGAGCTTGCTGGCCGTCTCCGGGACCTCCAGCAGCTCATCGAAGTTCGTGCCGAGCACCAGGTCGTCCGCGTCCTCCTGCGTGCCCTTGAACCGGAAGTTCAAGGGGTCGGCCGCGTGGAATCCCTCGGAGTCGAGCACGATGCTCGCGTCCACCGAGAGGGTCGCCAGGGCGTCCGTGGCCTCCACCACCTCGCCGGAGATGACCAGCGACGGGTTGATGCGGAAGTACCCCACGTCACCGCCACCCGGCTGAGTGGAGGCGTAGAAGTGGTAGCCCGCGACGGTCGAGCTGGTCAGACCCTCGACGGTCACCGTCACCGTCGAGTTGAACCGCTCCAAGAAGATGCCGGTCGGCGGGTCGGCCAGCTCCCCGATGTCTGCTTCCAGCGAGAGGTTGGCCTGGAGCACCGCCTCCTGCGTGACCGCCCCTGTGGAGAGGATGGCCTTGACCTTGATCTCGTTGCCACCCGGAAGGAGCTGGAGACCGTCAGGGAAGGCGGACGGGTTCGGGACCGTGAAGCCAGTCCCCTCGAAGGTGATGTAGTCCGGGTCGCTGGTGAACGCCCCACCCCGGACGGAGACCTGCATGTCCACCGTGTCCGTGGGCATGGTCCCGGTGAACACCTGGTCGGGGAGGGTCGTGGACAGGATGAACTTCTGCCGGAGCGTGCCGTCCGGGCCTCGGAACTCTGGGTAAGCAGCCATCACTGGCCTCCGGTCAGCAGGTTGCGGTCATTCTTGAAGAGCTGACGAGCCTCTGTGGTCCCGAGCCCTGCCGCCTCAGTACCGAGCATCAAACCGTTGCTCCCCATCAGGGCCACCACCTCTGGCACCGAGAAGACGATGTTCAGGGAGATGGGTTCCCCAGACGCATTCTGCACTGTGACCTCGATGAGGTAGGTGCTCGCGTCCTGCGTGTGCCGCTTCACGTTCACCGCCAGGACGCTGTAGAGCCGTTCCTTGAACGTGACCTGCTGGTACTTCGCCTGCTCCGTCTGGAGCGACTGGACGCGGCTCAGGGCCTTCCGCACGTCCTCGCTGAGGACTGAGGCGACGCCCGCCAGGGCCTTGCTGCCGATGCGCTCCCGGATGGTCGTGCCGTACCACGGAAAGAAGGGGTTGCTCCCCTTGTCGGTCAGCAGAATCTTCAGGGCCGCCTGGTAGAGCAGGTCCTCGTTCTGGATGAGCAGCATGTTGCCGCTGGCGTCGAACCGGAAGTCGTTCTCGATGAACCCGGCCTGGCATCGCAGGCAGCGAGCGACCGGGACCGAGTAGGTCACCTTGAGCATCGGGTTCAAGCGGAGCGGCTTGCGGAACCGGGGGAAGCGGTTGGTGATGGTGTCGGGCCGGAGGTAGAGGTCCCAGCCGGGGTAGACCTCCTTACCGTAGGCAGCCCACTGGCGGCCCGAGAGCGTCGGCTGACCGAAGCCCAGGGCAGATGCCACCGTGCCCCGCACCTTGACGAAGGCCGAAGGGCCGACCTTGTTCGTGTCCACGAAGACCAGGTAGCCGTTGTCGTTGCGAATCTCGACGTGCTCCCAGGCCGCGATGGTCATTCGCTGGATGACCTGATCCGTGGTCAGCCGGATGGTCCCCACCGCCCCGAAGGACAGGGTGGCCGTACCGCCACTGGCCTCGACGGTCAGGGTGTCCTCGTTCTCGATGATGTCGAAGGGGCCAGAAACGGAGCTGGAGAGCACGGCCGCCGAGAGCACCCCCTCGCGGGGGATGAAGAAGTCGTCGTTGGCGAGCACGCGCACCTGTCCACTGGACGCCACCGGCTGTCGCGTGTTCAGCGACCTCCGATCGTCTCCAAGGGACACCACCTCTTCCACCGTCAGATGGGGGCAGGGCCACGCGAGCTGGAACTCCAGGGACATGAACCTCCTAGGGCCTCACCACTGGCGAGGTATAGGCCCGAAACCGTCAGCCCATGGGGCCTGCGTCGTCTGCGGGCACGTCTTTGTAGGCGAAGAAAAGGAGCCCGAGCCCTGGGTTCGGCTTGAACCCAGTGGGGATGCCAGAGTCGTCCACGTCGAACAGGACCGAGTACATGTCCGCGATGATGACCTGGCAGAGCCGCTTGGGATCGAACGTCTCATCGTCCAGACCCGGCAGGTCGATGAGCTGCCCGCCGAATGCCTCCATGAGCACTTCGTCACGCTCCACCCGGAGCTGCTCCCAGCAATCGGAGAGCTTGATGATCTGCCACTCCCTGTTCTGGAGCCGGGCCTTGATCTCCTTGTTCGCCCAGTTGCGGGTGTCGTGCATGACCCGGACGACCGTGGCGTCGTCCCAGGAACCACGGTCCATCCGGCCACCCATCCGTGCGGGCTTGTAGCCGGGGTGGTCGATGTAGCCGCCCTCGTATGCCTCGTAGCCGGACTTGTTCGGGTTCGTGCTGCCGTCCTCTGGACCTTCGGGCAGGGGGTTGTCGTAGGCGACTGACTGCGCTCCCGGAGCACCACCGCCGGGGTAGTCCTGTGCCACGGACACACCACCGTCCGCCTGCGGAGAGACCTCGGTGGTGTTCGGGTGCAAGAAGCCGGAGATGTTGAACGGGTTGCCGCCTGTGGCGATGTACGCCTGCACCAGCCGGGCGAGGGTGGTGCCCTCTGGGATGGAGAAGCCGAGCCGCTCTGCCGTCGCCTTGGTGCTGTCGCCCACCGTGACCTTCCGGTAGTTCATGGTGACGAAGCCGATGCGGGCCATCTCTGCCTGCAACGTAGCGATGCGGGTCACGACATCCCGCCGCTCCCGCAACAGCCAGGCGGTCGTCGCCCGGAAGTACCCGACCGGGAAGCTGCCCATCTTTGTGAATGACGGCATTGCAGCTCCTACAGCACGTCAGGTTCATCGGTCGGAGCTGGCCCCGCACCCGGCGGGATCTGCTCGATGCCGATGGGGTCAGGAGCCCCGATCATCGTCATGGTGACGTTGGGGTCGGGATTGGGGGTCGATCCCTCGTTGTCCTCCCCACCAGCCAGAGCGATGAGGTCGAAGATGAAGGACGGGCCGAAGGGGATGACCAGGGCGAGACCCGCTGCGTAGGACAGGGGGCTGTCCGAGGGCTTGTTCTTGGCCGTCACCAGGTCAGACAGCACCCCGTCCGTGCCGTCCGACAGGAGCATCAAGCCGCTGAACTCCGGCAGGGAGAAGCTGAAGGCCATGAACGACTGGATCAGCCCGTTGATGCGGGCGATGAGCTGCTGTAGCTCCACGATCTGCGCCTGCACGAACTCGATGTACTTGATGATGGCGTCCGCCATCGACTGCGCGGCGGACGCGAGGGACTTCACCCAGTTCTCGACCGCGTTCAAGAACGTCTCCAGCTCCGGGAAGGCGTCGAACAACCGCATGGCGATCCACTCGCCGTCTTCCGGTGCGCGGCTCGATGCCGCCGTTGCCACCCGCAGAGCGATGGCCGCCTGCTGGTAGATGAGCCCGTTCTCGTAGAGCCGGAAGAGGCCCCGCAGGAACAGGGCTCCGGGCCAGTCAGCGACCATGACGCCGTTCTTGGTGTACTTCACCAGTTGCGAGGCTCCAGAGACGAAGACTGGGGACTTGTCAGCGGAGCCCACCACCTTCGCCTGTGCCTCGACAGCCTGAAAATACTGCCGCCAGTCCTCGGGGATGAGCAGCTTCCCGTCCTTGTCCGTGAACTTGTCGTAGATGCGGACCAGGCTCGCGGGCGAGCTAGCCTTGAGCGCCCTGACGTTCCCCGGGTCGGACTCCTCGTAGACGATCTCGATGCTGCCGCCGTCCCAGAGCACGAAGTCACTGGCCCGGTGTCGAAGCGGCCCCCGACCGCCGTAGGCCGGGTCGAAGAACAACGTCTCCACGTCCTGCGCAGCGACACCCATCGACATGACGTTTGGGGCGACACCGAACTCCGACATCCCGGCCACGGGGTTCGCCGGGTCCAGTGCCTTGAACATCGCGGGCGACTCCCCGCCCACAGCCTCTACGTTCGCCACGTACAGACGGCCGGAGGTTCCCGCTGAATCGTCCGCGTCCAGCAAGGCATCCCAGGTGACCGTCCGCAGCTCTGTGGTGGCATCGACAATGAGCTTCTCGACATCGGGCATGGGGCCGGTCTGCTCGTAGATGTCCTGAGCCATCTGGCGGACCTTCTGGAACAGCACCGTCCGCCACGCCTGGGGGGACTGGTTCGGCTTCTCCAGCGCCTTGGTGTTCGGGTACATCAGGCTGATGAGGTGCCTGGAGTCCTCCAGGCCCGTCGCCGTCAGAGCGAAGCCCTGCCCCGCCCACTTGCCGTCCCGGTAGCCCTGTGCCGTGGCCTCCGGCTTCGATCCCACCAGCTCGTCCAGCAACGGCAAGTCCGACCGGCTCAAGACCAGCACCATCAAGGCGGTCTCCAGGGCGTGCAGGTACTCGTTCGTGTGGGCGTTGACGAAGGTGATCTTGCGAGGGCCAGAGGGCATCCCGATGCCGGAGGGACCGCACTTGAGGCCGACGACGAAGGGCTGCCCGGAGGTGGTGGCGTTGTTCTTGGCCTGCTGGGCCTCGAAGTCCCACTGCGGAACCCTCGTAGCCTCTGCGACCTCCTTGCCCGTCGCCCAGACCCGGACGTAGTAGTTGACCGCCGGGCCGTCATCCACCAGGTCGAACGTCCCGTCCGACTGCTTCTCGAAGCGAGCTGCACGGGGCATGTCGTCAATGTGGAAGACCGCCCCGTACTCGCCAGAGAACCACTGAGCGAGGGCGACCCCTGCCCCCACCAGGAACGTCCGCTGGAGGTAGAAGTCCTCCCCCTTGCCGTCGAGAGGCGTCCCCAGGGCGTCAGCGTTGCCGAGCAGCTCCAGCGGGATGATCTCGTTCGATGACGGGTCGAGCAGCCCGAAGACCTGGCAGCTCCCGTCCTCGGGGATGCCGTCGTCCATGTGCTCGTTGTAGCCGAAGCCCGAGTCCTCGAACGCCAGCATCTCGGCCCCACCGTGGAGCACAAGGGGCGTCCCGTTCAAGTCGAGGACGGAGCCGGACTCACGGGGCTGGGCCAGCTTGTCAGGGTCGCCGCCAGCAGCCTTCTTGTCGGTGTTCGCCTTCGGCCGGGCGTACTTGAGGGCGATGCCGTCCGGGAGCGTGGAGACGGTGACGATGTAGCCGGAGGGGCCGGTGACCGGGAAGGGGTTCATCGGGTGCTTCGCAGAAGCGGGCTGCGCGATCCAGGTCACCCGGCACCTGGCCGGGGGCGTCCCATCGGAGGTCGTGAGGGCCTGCTTGAGCGCACCGAACTGGAAGGCCGTCCCGACCGCCACGGTGTCGGGGCCGTACAGGGTGTCCTGGATGGTCGGCACCGGGAGCCCGGAGGTGTCCGGGAAGAAGCTCAACCCGAACATCTTGATGATCGTGGTGACGAAGTTGATGAGCCGCTCGAACTCGCTGGGGTCCACCGAGAGGTAGCCGAAGAACCCCAGCACCTTCACCTTGCTGGAGAAGTCCGGTCGCGTCGGGTCGGTCCGGTCGCTCAACCGGGCGATCATCCGACGCTCGTACTCGCTGAAGCCGCCTCGCAGATCCTCCGGTGGCCAGCCGAGCAAGGCCCAGTCCCCGGTGATGTAGAGGCCGATCTCCCGCAGGTCGGTCAGGATGGCCGTGATCTCGTCGATGATGGCCTCGATGAGGATGACCATCGGGTCGATGTAGCCCCGGATGAACGCCTTCACGAACTCCAACACCTGATTGGCGATCTCCAGGACGCTGATGAGCAGCTCCGCGAAGTCGTTGATCGCGTCCCGCACGTCGGCAAGAAAGTCGGGGATGGTGAGGCTGAGAGTCCCCCACTGGCCAGTTCTGTCATCGACGGGCATCAGCTACCCCCGCCGTAGCGCAACCGGGCGAGCTGCTCTTCCAAGGACCGCACCTTGACCTGCTTCTCGTCCACCACCCCCTGAAGGAGAGCCGACACCTTCTTGAGATCCGCTGCGATGCTGAGGGCGAACTTCGGCGTCTGCGGGCCGTGGCCTCCCATTGCGCCCCAGGCGCTAGGGTCGATGCCCGCTGCCTTGAGCCGCTCGGTCACCTGCTCCTCGGTCAGCCCACTCATTCCGTCGCCTCTCCAGCCGTGCTCTCCAGCAGCATCGCCCGCTCGCGTTCCTCCAGCCGTACCGGCAAGGCCGCGTCGAAGGCTGCGATTCGAGCCAGCGTCCCGATGTACCTGTGCGTCCGGTAGGCCAGCCAGGTGTATCGGATGTCTCGGAGTCGATCTCGCACGTCGAGCACCAGGTTGATGTGGTCGGTCAGCACCGGCCTGACCTCTGAACCACCCACAGTCACGTCCGTATAGGCCGTGTAGGGGCCGCCCACGCCGTCGAAGGCCACCCCGCCCGTCACCTCACGCATACCGAACGGGTTGTTCGGGTCGGGCTCGCGGAGGTCCAGCTTCGTGTCGTGAATCCAGAAGCGGCGGTCCAGGATGGACAGGCAGTCGTTCGTGTTCACGAATGGTGAACGACTCGTCTCGCCCACGATGGTCGTCACCAGCCGGTTCGGGAAGAGCCCCAGCCCGGAGTCTGGGTCCGCCGGGTCACCAAGGTCTTCGACGTGGTCCGCGTCCTGCCAGGTCCAGTAGAAGCCGCCCTTCGTCCCCTTGGTCGAGCTGCGGAACAGCCCGATGAGCGAGAGCATCCGCTCCCGCATCATCAGCACCGTGTCCACGATGTCAGAGCTGAAGAGCGAGCTGGGCCGGATGATCCGGTAGCTGAAGGGCCTCATCGAGTGCTTGTCCTCGACGGGCACTCCACTGGTGAACGTGCCGCCCACCGCCTTGCGGGTCGGTCGCAGGTCGTTCTGGCCCTCTGCACCATCCGTCGAGAGGACCGAAGTGCTGACGGTCGGATAGATGGCGTAGACCAGGTTGGTCCGCACAGCAGCCATCAGCACGTCGCCACCCAGCGTCCCCGCGAACAGGTGGATGGGGTCGATGCCGAGTTCCCCGGCGGCGACCGTGGCCACCCGGTAGAAGCCCCGGTTGTCGTCCAGGCTGGATGCCGGGCCTGCCTGGTAGGCCCCGGCGGGCGTGCGAGTCGGAACGCTGCGGTCGCCCAGCGGACGGGCACCCCGCTCGTCCACGACCGGCAGCGTGCCCATCGGGTCGATGATCACGATGTCGTCTGCCCGGACGCCCAGGGCCGTGAAGTCCACGCCACCAGCCGAGTCGTCCAGCAGCTTGTTGCTCACGTCCGCCCACGCGCTACCGCCAGCCGTCTCCGGGACGTAGCCGCCGACCCAGTTCTGGGGGTCGGGGTCGGTGTGGTCTGCCGCCGTGACGTGAACCACGGAGTCGGTGATGAGTTCGAGGAGCTGCTCGTTGCTCTGCTCATGCGGGATCGGGGCCTGACGGAGCCAGACCTCGAACCGACGACCGACCACACTGGCCGCCGTCTGAGTGGAGAAGCCCGGAGCCCGGAGCTTCAGGGCTGAGCCCGACACCACTTCTGCGACGACAGCCTCTTCCAGCACCACGTCGTTGTCGTCGAGCAGCCGGAAGGTGTCGCCGGGGTTGATGTTCACGTCCCCGGAGTTGAACGGTCCGAGGTTCGTGCCGCTGTGCAGATCCCCGTCGTTGTCGTTCCACACGTCCGCGACGAGGGGCAGGGCTGGATTCGCCACGGCCCAGTTCATCTGGAAGTTCAGGGCCGTCACCATGCCGACCTGCTGCTCGTTCCGGGCGAAGGCCGTGACGATGCCCCGGCGGATCTCGTAGGCGTACTGCAAGGGCTGGAAGGCGTCGTTGATGGCGTTCTGCTGCCCGTGCCACCGTCGAACTCGCCGGACCTCGAAGTGGACCTCCTCGGCCGTGGTCGATGAGCGCATTCCCACCGCACCTAGACCCATCGACCGAGTGGCATCCACCACGTTCGGGGTCGAAACCGGATCGAGGGATGGCGGGAACATCGGAGTCGATGGCTCCAGGAACACCCCACCGAGAGCGAAGAATGCTGGGTTGTTGGCGGCGTCCTCCGTGCGGATCTCAGTCCCCGGCAGGAGACAGGCGATGCCGTTGCCGAGACCGATGTGGCCCTGTGGGTTGTTCAGGGTGTCGCCCTGGGTGGCGTCGATGTGGAAGTGCAGGAGCGAGGGGACGTTGAGATAGACCGGCACCTCGTTGGTGGGGTCGAACGTCTCGTTGGCGTGGGGCGTCCCAGGGGTGACCCTGACCTTCCCGGCAAGCGGGACCACAGCGACCATGTTGACCACGGGGACACTGGTGGGGTTGTAGATCGTCTCGTAGGTGATGCCGTGGAACCCGTAGGCAGCATCGGTCGCACCAGGGCCGATGCTGTGATGCCCGACGACGGAAGAATCGTCCGGGAGGTCGCCACCCCGCACGCTGACGTTCACCTGCATGACCCCGGACGGGCTGGCTCCAGCTCCACCGACTGCGTTGTCGTGCCAGGTCATCTGGCGGCCGACCACATCAGCGTTGGAGATCAGCAAGGCGATGGCCGCGAGACTCGCCCCGATGGGGGCGTCGTCAGCCCACCGCCAGGTGTCGAAGGCCCCAAGGATGAGCTTCGGGTTCGGGCCGCCGAGGTCGAACCCGGTCCAGTCCACGCTGAAGAGAGCTTGCGTGAACGTGCCCGGCACAGCGGAGTTCAGGTCGGCTGGTCGGATGGCGATGAAGAGCTTGCCCGTGGCCGGGAGCATCAGGTGGTCGTCGATCTCCAACCGCTGAAGGAGCACGTCCATGGACAGGACGCGAGGGAACCGCGTGGTGACGAAGCCGTTGCCCGTGCCTGCGTAGGTGCTCTTGGCCACCGGGAGGTACAGGTTCGGCCCGGCGGTCGGCTTGATGGCGAACCGGGTGATGAACGTCCCCGCCTTCTCCGTCGCCGCGTCCGGGAGAGCTGTGGCCGAACGGTCGATGTAGACCGCATCGCCCTTCTGGACGTTGTCCATGTCGCCCGTCGTAGCCACGATGCTGTCGATCCGGTCCGCTTCTGCCCAGCCGTCACCGACCAGGATGTCGGAGCCGGAAGGGTCAGTGGTCTGCGAGGCCACCACAGAGGCCGTGCTGTCCCCCACCGTGATCCCGGTGTTGGCATACTCGAAAGCCATGACCCGGATGGAGCCCTCTTCTGCCGGAGTGGGGGCCGGGTTCCAGGTGCCCTCGATGGTCGTGGTCGAGCCGTCCCGGCTCCTGATGGACAGGCCAGCCCCGATCACGTCGTTGACGGTGGAGAAGACCGCCCCGCCAAGGGTGATCTCCGTGACCTGCAACATCGTCTGGTAGACCCGGATGGCACCGACGCCGTTGTCGTGCTGGAAGCCACGAGGCCGTGCCAGGCGGAAGTCCACGACCTCGTGGAAGGTCAGCCGGTCGGAGTCGATGTAGGCCGACGTGCTCTCCCCTGTGACGCTGGTGTCCAGGTCGATGCCGAACTCCCAGCCGTACTTGCTGATCTTCCGGTCGTTCGCTCCTGCGGGGTCGAGGTGGTCATGGGGCATGAACCACTGGACTTCGGTGCCCACGGCAGGCGTGAAGGGGACCTGCCCCGACCAGCCCGAGATGATGATGTGCCGGTTGTCCGCCACCGCACCCGGAGCAGGCTCACCACCCACGGGGTCGAAGCCACCGAAGGTGACACCGGCATGGGCGATCCAGCCAGTGTCGCCGCCCTGGTAGTCCGTGATCCGCGCGAAGCCCGCCCGGATGTGGATGGTCAGGATGACCCGACCGTCCTTCATGTTCGCGACGGAGACGGCACCAGCCAGACCGTTGACCACCGTGTCGTCAGGCCGGGAGATGAGGTTGACCCGCACCGCGTTGTCCGCATGGGCCGCAAGGACGGTGTTCAGGTTGCCGACGTTGATGGCCGCAGCATCGTTGAGGCCGAAGACAACGTCCTGGAACGACAGGACCGTGTTGCCGTTGGCGATGTCATCGAAGATCCGCACGCCCGGAGGGCTCACGACCTGCGGGTCCACCGGGTAGACACCCGGCGTCGTGTGGACGGCGTACTTGTTCAAGATGAACCGGGTCGCCGACCCCTGATTGACCTGCGTGACGAAGCGTGGCGGCTCGATCCACGACCAGTCCGCCCCGCCCGTGTTCACGTTGCGCAGCCCACCCACCGTCAGGATGCCCTGGTAGCCCTGCGGAGATGCTGTGTTGACCTCCATCAGCAGGAAGTCACCCTCGCGGCCAGGAGCCGTCCCCAGCGTCGCCGCCGGGTCGGTCTTCGTCGGGACCATCAGGGCACCCGGCTCGCGGTAGTTCAATCCGGCGATGAGCAGCGGAGCTGCCGGGACCTCGCCGTCCACGAACAGGATCTCGTCAGGGAAGTAGCCCCCGTCCACCGCATCGGCAGCCATGAGCGGGCCGATGACGTTGGTGACCTGCTCAAACCGGGCCAGCTCCGTGTTCGTGCCCTTCATGTAGGGGATGGCGTAGTCGCCCGCGTCGTCCTGCGGATTGCCGAGCAGGGCCGGTGTCCGCAGCGGGAGCTGGTCCACGTTGGCGAAGTCCACCACCCCTTCAAGGTGGCTCATCGGCTCCGGGGTCTTCTGGCCCAGCAGCTCCTTGATGGGGAACAGGGAGGGGTCGCCCCAGGACGGGAGGGACAGATCCTTGACCTGGCCGGAAGTGTCCACCGCCAGGTCGAAGCCCTGCCGGAAGGCCGGGGAGAGCAAGGCGGCCTGCTGCTGCATCTCCATCGTGGGCGACTCAGTGGCCGGGTCGCTGATGGGGTTGGCCGTGTCCGGCGGGACGACGTAGATGGTGTCGGACTCGATGAGTCCGAAGATGTGCGCAGCGATGCCACTCGTCGGCGACGTGCCGACGAGGATCTGGTTCGGGTCGCTGATGGGGTTGTCCTGGCGGTCCCGGAAGGTCAGCACGCAGCCGTGGAGCACCTCGTTGATGAAGAGCCCCGTGTAGGTCTTCGACCCGAAGACATCGATCTCCTCCGGGAACAGGGCCGCCAGGAGCCGCCCGTCCGGCTTGCCCCACCCGACCCTCTGACCGACCTCG